CGATAAATGACAGTTGCATCTTCAACAAATCTCAGCTGATTCATTGGACGAATAGCTTTGTGAAGATATGAAAGAATAGTTGCTTTGATAGGATCATAGATTCCAGAAGTTACTTGAACCACGGAATCTTTTGATAATCTAATTCCTGTAGCTACAGAAGTCTGAAATAGAGGATTACCAGAAGTAGGACTGGTTTGTAATAGTTTATCATTATAAACATAAAATTCTTCTACACCAGTGATAACTTCTTGACCTTGAGTATTCTTTTCTTTGGTAACTTGACGAACTTTCTTGATCTTACGAGAGTCAATATAGATTAATGTTTGAATTCCATCTCTAGGATTCTCGTTGTCTATAACAACATTGTAGAACAATCTACCATCAATATACCATTTACGGAAAATCTCATCACCAAAGTTATTAAAATCTAGAAGTTTAAGAATAGTTTTAAATTCTTCTAAAATCATTTCCTTGATTTTATCTGGTTGGTCAAGATTATCTAAAACAATCTTAACAATATCTCCATCCTCATCATTATGAACAATAGCTTCATCAATGACATCATTGATAGCATTTTCCATTTCTGGTTGTAATGCCATTTGACGATATTTGTGAATTAGATCTAATTCACTTCGATAACTTGAATCTAAATCAACGTAAATGCCTTGTGCAGGAGCATCAACAACAATAGCACCATCATCATTTATAGGACTGACAACAGTTTCTTCAACATCTTCTTCGTGTTTTGTGATCTCGAAGCCAAATAATCTCACATTGTTCTCCAAAAATAAAGGCACCCAATTTACTTAGGTGCCTTATTTTCATCACTTCAGATTTAGATTAACCTGGTGTAACTGTAGGATCAATGAAATATTGTACCGCGAATGTAGCAGTAAATTCCTCCACTTGATCATTAGCACCCCAATCCACTTCAATAGGGCTAACATCAATTGGCCAGATTCCAATGAACTTGTAAGTCTTTAAAATGTCTCCTGTTTTACCATATTGGATAACAGTAGCATCAACACCATATCCACCATCAATAACATCCGCATTAGAATCACGGATGTTTGCAACAGGATCATTTAATCCATTGAACCATGCTTCTAGAGCGTTGCGGATCAAGAAATCTTCATCATTGATGATTTGGACTGTCCAATCTTGGAAAGTACGATTTCCTGCTAACTTAACTTCACGACCAAAGTAGAACAATGGTGCTACACCAACAGTTGAACCAGGAAGTTGTGCAGCCTTTACCATGAAGGTAGATTTCAAACCAGCCACACCTGCACCACCAATCCAAGGCGGAAATTGAAGACTAACTTCAAAGAGATTGGCTCTTGCACCATCTCCTGTTAGGTTAGTACGAAAGCTGTTTACATCAAAAGCCATGTATTATTCTCCCAAATTAGAAGTTTCCAACAACTTCATTAAAATCAACACCAGTTCTAACAGCAACAAAATTCAATTGAATGAAGTTAATAGAACGTGCTGGTTTGATGTAAATATCACCAACGAATTGATTACCATCAATTACAGCAGGTGTGTTGTTAGTTGTATCACACACAACTCTATAGTCATAGACACCACGACGACCCTTAACAGTTCTTAAGAATGGTTCAACCATGTTCACAAACTGTGCGCGGGTAAATGGATCATTGAATTCAAACAAGCTTGTTCTTGCAGCCTTAGAGATTGCCTTTTCTAGAACAATGAACAATCTACGAACATTGATACGATCAAATGCAGATGCATAGTTCAAGAATGTCTTATCACCATATAACATGGTTCCTTCTCCTGGGAAAGAAACCACAGGATTGACACCATTCTTGTACAAACTATCGCGATCAGCCTTCTTAGGATTATAAGCAAGTTTCACAACATTCTTGATTTGACCACGTTGTAAACCAGCTGGAGACCACCAAGGATCGCGAATATTATCAGTTCTTGCTGCCAGACCAGCAATATCTCCATTCAAAGGAACCCAACGGTACATATCATTGTACTTGTCATATTGATACTTCCAACCACTATCAATGAAGACATAAGAGCTTCTTGTCAATGTGTTAACATAAGTGTTAATTGCACTTGCTGGGGAAGTAGGATCTTGTGTTGCAGACAATGTTGGAGATGCAAATACAACAATATCCTTACGGGAATCTGCAATACCTGCTGCATAATTAGTTTCTACATTAGCACCTGCACCAACCATGAATAGAGAAATATCTACGTTGTCAGGATCATTGAATAAATCCATTCCAACTAATGTGTTTGCACTTGCAACAGTACCATCTGCACCACCAGATAGGAATGCTACATTAGCTGATGCATCAGAAATGATAGAAATACCATTTGCTGCAGCAATTGTAATACCCCAACCTTGAGTATTGCTGGTTGCATGTCCTGTCCAATAAATGTACTTAGATTTTCTGTAGACAACTTCTTTGTAATAGTTGCTTGATCCATCTGGACCAACAGAATCAGTCAAACGAGACAAACTTTGAAACTTTTCAAGAACCGTATTTGCTTGACCAGTGAATAGACCCTTAGAATCAATTACTAGAACATGCAATTCATCTCCAGTTACAGCTCCATTAGTTACTTTGGTTACATATGGAGAAGTATTTGGTGCAAAATCAAATTGATTTGCAAAAGAATATAGAGGATCTGTAGTATTAGCTGCTGTAGTATTGAAAGCAGAAGTGTTCGCGAACACAACAACTTCCAAAGAATTACCCAAAGCACCAGCATATCTTGCAGCCCAAGAATTTGTAGATGTTACTGTGTATGCATTGCTGAAATAATCATCTGAATTTTTAATTAGAGTACCAGAACCATTTGCAGTTGCATTCTTAGTGTTTGCACCTTGTGCTCTTGCTACTCTCAAATCATTGGAATATTGTAGGAAGTTTGCTGCTGTAAAGAAACTATTTGCAGAATTTGCATCTGGTTCGCCATGTAATGCAACTAGATCTACTTCACTTGTTATAGTATTGATTTGTAGAATTGGACCCCAACGAAAGGTTCCTACCAAAGCACCTGTAGACACAGATACAGCAGGAATGCCTGTAGTTAGGTCAATTTCTGATACATTTACACCAGGTGACACTTGGAAACTCATTATGGTATGCTCCTAGCCAGGAATTCATTGATTCTTACATATTTAGGGTTTCAGAAATTAACCCTAAGTAGCTGATTTAGTGATGGGATCCTCCTGTAACCCACATCTCAATCACTCTCCAAAGTGTAGCAATTACTCCACCAGCTCCCATAGCTATCCATTTGACTTTCTTGTGAGCATCTTCTAATTCTTTAATTCTTTCATCTTGTTTTTTATGAATCTCATCATCATCTTCTAGATGTTTTTTTAAAGATTCTGTAAGACTGTCTAATTTAGAATCCATTGAATCAATGGTTTTAGAAATTCCTATTAAATGATCTAGAATTTGGCTGTCGTCCATTTTTGATCTTCTTATTATCCTGGAAGAGATTTGAGGGAGGCAGAAATATTTAGGTTTCCTAGAAAACAAAAATCCCTCAGAACATTTCTGCTCTGAGGGATTCTATAGAAGGAATTTTGAATTTAGATTTCTTCTATTTCCCAATCAGATTGAAAAGTAGGAGTTACATAAGTTCTTAATCTGTAAGTTGCATCTAAATTGTTTTGTAACTTCTTAGTTGTTTCTAAATGATTGTAGAAATTCTCTCCTATCCTTGTTATAGATGGTTTGGTACTATAGATCTTACCTTTCTTACTCAAATTACTTTTTACATGACATCTTCTCTTTTTGTCTTTGTCTGGTATATGAACAATAACTTCTCTAGCAGGACAGTAATATAAACCTGTTGGTTTATGTTTAAGTCTATAACACTTCATTTCTTTCCACTATCCCAATATGTACGTCCATAATCTGTGAGATGACGAACTTGTGTTTTTGCCATATGTAGAAGGGAATATAAATCAGCACGTTTAAAATCATCCCAATTCTTGTATTGATCGATATCTTTATTGATATGAGATATCAAGAATACATGAATTTCCATTCCATCTACCATAGAATCAAATGTTTCTGATAGCTCTGGAAATACATTTTTTGCCAATGATTTATACTGAAGAAAATTCATGTTATCCCCAATAACGTTTAATGTCTTCCTTCATAATACGTGCTCCTTCCGGATTGGCAGAATGTACCAATATAACAGGAGGGACATATTCTTGAGTGATTATTTTTCGTTCAATTAGCCATAACAATATCTTGCGACCATTCAATTCTACTCCATTCTCATCAAAACATCCCAAATCATGATCTAAAGAAAGCTCATCATATCTGTGGATAGAAAGCAACTCAATGGCTTCTTGGTAAGTCCTGGCAACTTCCCATCCTATGGGAACTAAACGTTCATCATCTACAAAAAGTTTCCTCATCTGTTTATTTTATTTGTAGTTTTTTAAACAGTAAATGATGAATCATACCAAATTCACCTACAATTTACCGTAATAGATAATCTAGATTAAGGTATTTTACCCTAATGTTTTATGATGATTTACAAACTAAAATTTCAACAAAATCAACCATTTAAAATTGAAAATAGAAGCCATTGATTCTTATTGTTTTTTGAACTTTACTCTTTTAAATTTGTAGTTAATAATAGTTCTACTTGGTAAGGTTCTGGTAACAAGACACACACACACACACACACGAAAGAAATCAAATTGGTTAACTCATCACTGCGTTAGATGAATTAACCATCAATTCCCTATAATAATTTAAGATTCTTCATTCTCCTCAAAAATTAGAGGGATGGTGCAATGCCATCCCTCTTTGTTTTTAATGACCTTTTTTTCCGTTTTCTTCACTCATAAGATCACGCATAGTGTGTTGCATCCCAGCAAAGAATCCTCTTATATATGCGTTCATCAAAAGTTCCCTCAATAAGAGTGAGCGTTCTATATTTCCATCATTGGTGATGACCTTCACAATGTCAGGTTTATCTTTGAGGACATCGTCTATAGTCATCGCGATGTCATCTGTCTGTTCCAAAGTAAGAGTCATAGTAGTAGAAGTGTCATCTTTCGTCATCTTGTCGTCTCCATCAATTTTTTGATCTAAGTTCTCTTATGGCTAAGGCATGCTCTAAGAGTAACTGTGCTGTTCTTAACGTAACGTTAAGGGCTAGTGCTATCACAGCCATGGAAAGTCCGTAGGATGCTCTAGCGAGATCTTTATCTGAAATAGTCAAATCGTAAAATTTCATTACCTCCTCAACAGTTTTTTCAACATTTAAAGCTTCATCCGGATCCAGAATCACCAGACCCACTCGCGTCATTAAGTTCCTCATGACCATCTCCCCATACTTCTTTGATAGCTAACTTCAAAATTTCTACCTCACGTTCAACAACAGAAAGCAATCCCGATACATCTGTACGATTTACGTTCTCCAATGATTTCAAACGACACATTTCATCAGTTAATCTATCTAAGCTAGTTCGCAAAATTCTGAGGATTACCGTTCTAGAAGTGTCACTTAATTTTACTTGCATATCTGACCCCGAAAAGCAAAAAGAGGATGCATTTCTGCATCCTCTTACTTTCTGAAGAAAACTCCAGCTTCTATTGCGTAGTCTGAGCAGGAGATTCTTGAGAAGTCCTTTCTCTCCTTACTCTTGCCGCCCTGCCACGACTCTTTGGGGAAGGAAGTGGCTTTCTACCCGCCAACCCATCTGGTGGCACGAATGGTTTGTTCTTCAGAACATAACGCTCCTTATTGGAATCGTACTCCACCTTGGCACCATATACTCTCTTGAATTCCGCCAAATAACTTCCAACATAGTTGGG